ACCGGCAAAGCAATTACCCAGTTGGCTCAGGCATCCAATGGCGCGAATCGTCAGGCGATGATCAACCTCCGCCCAGAAGAGCTGGATATCAATGGCGGCTTTGCTTATGTTCGCGTCGCGGTCACCGTTGCCAGTGCCGCTGCCCAGACCGCCGCGCAATTGCTGGGGATTGATCCCCGCTTTGCTCCGGCTGAAGGCGCCAACCAGGCAGCGGTTGCGCAAGTCGTCTAATCCGTGTCCCTGCAACTCGTCACGCCACCCGCAGGGGAACCGGTGTCTCTGGCCGAGGCCAAGCTTCACCTTCGGGTGGATGTTGACGATGATGATGCGCTCATTGGCTCCCTCATTTCTGCTGCCCGTCAGGCAGCAGAGACTTTAACGGGGCGCCAGATGATTACTGCGCGCTGGAAGCTGGTACTGGATGCATTTCCATGCCATGCCATCCTTCTAGCGAAATGTCCGGTGCAATCGGTCGTGAATATCCAGTACCTCGATATGAACGGCATGAGCCAAACGCTGCCTTTGATCGACTATGTGGTGGATACCTCTTGCGAGCCGGCGCGAATCACCCCCGTGTTTGGCAAGACCTGGCCACCCACTCTGCCGCAGATTGGTGCGGTGACGATCACCTTTGATGCGGGGTTCGGTGCTGCGTCAGCAGTGCCCGAAGGCATTAAGAGTTGGATCAAGCTGCGAGTGGGCAGTCTCTATGCGCATCGCGAGGAGATGTCCATTCTGATGCGCGGGCGGATTGACCCGTTACCGTTTGTGGATGGCTTGCTGGATCCTTACCGGGTGGCGCTTGTATGACGGCAGTCCCGGCAGGCATGCTCATCCATCGGCTTGCCTTTGAGCGCGCCACAACCACAGTTGATGGGTTGGGTGCACCAACGCGAACTTGGGTACCTATCAAAACCGTCTGGGGAAGCATTACCCCCACCGCAGCTCGGCATTTGGTCATTGCGCAACGTCTGTCAGCAGAGATCACGCATCAGATCACTGTGCGCTACCAGGCGCTGTTTTCTGACTTGCGCGACCTCCCAAATTACCGGGCCTCGCACGGTGGGCGGATCTTCAAAATCCATGGGGGCATCAACGAGGATGAAGAAAACGTTCTCGTCACTCTCTTTGCGTCAGAAGGCGTCGATGATGGCTAAGTTCGAGCGCATGCAGGTTAAGGGTGCTGCTGAGTTGGTGAAGCTCTTGAATCAACTCCCCGCACGAGTAGCCAAGAATGGACTTCGCAACGCCGTGTATGCCGGCGCGAAGGTCGTGCGTGATGAAGCCAAATCCCGTGCCCCCAAAGCGGCTGAAGCCATGCCGAATCAACCTCCACCGGGGACCTTGAGAAGGTCAGTCATCATGAAACATATCCCGGAGCTATCGAGTCTTACGCGCCAGACCTTCTTTGTGACGGTTCGGCACGGGAAGAAATACCGGTTTCAAGGGAAGAAGAAAAATCTCTCACAAGATGCCTGGTACTGGCGCTTCATTGAATTTGGGACGATCAAAATGGCGGCTCGTCCGTTTTTGCGCCCAGCGCTTGAAGTCAAGCGGCACGAAGCGGTTGATGCGATCACGACCCGTTTGGCTGATCGGATTGAAGCCGAAGCCAAGAAGCTGGCCAAGATCTGATGCAAGATTTTTATCAAGCCATCAAGCATTTGGCGCAGACGCGCATCTTCGCCTTGATTGCACCTGCCGAGACTGCGTTTCCCTACATCGTCTACACACCTGTAGCCACTGAGCAGGTCATCGGCATTAACGGCCTGCATGGTGTGATGCGGCTACGTATGCAAGTTGATGTATACGCCAAGACGCTGCAAGCCGCCAATCAACTTCAGGACGACGTCCTGGGATCAGTCATGGCGGCGATCGATACCGTGTCTGATGTTCGTATGGTCAACAGTGCTTTTGATGACGAAGCCAATGTTTACCGGATCACGGTTGACTACACCTATCACCGCTAGTCACTTCTAGCAAATATCTGATTGCGGCCATTCGGGTCCCAACACTCCTTTTCCTTTTTTGGAGATTACACATGTCAAGTACAGCAATCATCGCCCAGGGCATTACGATTGCCAGAATGGGTACCACGGCTTTTGAGACGATACCCAACGTCGTCTCCTTCCAAGGCCCGGGTGGACAAGCTCAGGTCATCGATGTCACCAACCTTTCCTCTACAGCCAAAGAGAAGCGCATGGGTCTGCGCGATGAAGGCTCGCTTTCTCTGACGTTGCATTTTGATCCCGACAATCCAGTGCACGACGGCTTGCGCACCGACCGAGCTAATCGCACCCGACAACAATTTCGCATCACTTTTACGGATACCGTCCCCACGGTCTGGACGTTTTACGGGTATGTCACCCAGTTCAGCGTTCAAGGTGGGGTCGATGCTGTTGTCGAAGCATCGGTGACCATTGAGATCGATGGCGACATCACGGAGGCGTAAGACGATGAACCTGCTAAGCAAAGAATCCATCCTTGCCGCCAATGATCTGCCGCTGGAATGTATTGCCGTTCCCGAATGGGGAGGTGACGTGATGGTGCGCACGATGACCGGAGCTGACCGAGATGCCTTTGAAGCGAGCCTGATCGGTAAAGAAGGTCGCATGGAGAACGTCAGAGCCCGTCTGGTGTCGCTCACGCTTTGCGACGCAGCAGGCACACGACTTTTTACTGACGCCGAGGTGGCTGCCCTAGGGAATAAGAGCGCTCGCGCGCTGGATCGAGTGTTTACGGTTGCCCAGCGCGTCAACGGCATTGGTACGGATGCGGTCGATGCCGCAAAAAAAGCCTAGATGCCCGGCCATTGCGCCGCTTTGCCTTTCGGCTGGCGCTGGCTTTGGGCATGACGGTGCGCGACTTACTGCAAAAAATTGGCTCGGATGAACTCTCGGAATGGATGGCCTTCTATGAATTGGAGCCTTTCGGGGAGTTTCGGGCGGATTTTAGAGGCGGACTGATTGCGGCCACCTTTGCCAACGCCCACCGGTCTCCGCATACCCGGCCCTTCGCACCTGATGATTTCATGCCGTTCATCAAAAAACAGTCTCAAACCGATCCATCCCAGCAGAACATTCGCCAATTCAAGGCCATGTTTGCTCATAGACTAAAAAAACATGGCTGATATCGGTTCCTTAGTCGTCAAGCTTGCCGCTGAGACGGCCGAGTTTCAGGCGGATCTGGGGAAAAGCGCGCGTCTATTGGATAAGCACGCCAATGAGATAAAAGCCTCATTGCAAAGTGTCGCCAATGTGGCCAAGTCAGCCTTTGCGCTTGCCGTGGGTGTTACATCGGTTGCCGCAATCAAAGAGTTCGTTCTTCAAACCATGGAGGCTGCAGCCGCTTTACAGGGGCTGTCTGAGCAAACAGGCGCCAGTGTCGAGGCGCTATCGGGATTTCAGGCGGTGGCGACCATTTCCCACACCACAGTTGAGAATATTGGCGGGAGTCTGGCCAAGTTAGCCAAAGGCATGGCTGGAGTGGATGATGAGACGGCCGGTGCCACCAAGGCCTTGCAGTTTCTCGGTGTGGATGCCCGCGATACAGCCGGCAACCTGCGCGACCCAGCTGAGGTGATGAACGATATCGCCTTAAAACTGGCGCAATTCGAAGATGGTGCTGGGAAGACCGCGATTGCGATGGAATTGTTCGGCAAGTCCGGCGCCGGCATGCTGCCCTTCTTGAAGGATCTGGCCGAAAACCAAGACTTGAATATCCGACTCACGGGAGAACAAGTCCTCGCTGCCGAGCACGCCATTAAAGCCATGGCAAGAACCCGGGCCGAATACAGCTACATCGCTCAGACGATTGTGACCTCGTCGATTCCTGCGATGAATGCCTTGGGCGAAGAGCTCAAGAAAATCTTGCTGGGCTCGGACGATGCGGTCAAAGGAATGCAAAAGCTCCAGCAGGACAAGTCGATTACGACCTGGGCAGAGACAGCAGCCTACTCGTTAGCGGTGGTCATCGATGCACTGCGGGCGATTGGCAAGTCTGTGCAAGCTGTGGTCGGCAGCTTCCAGGCCGTGTGGGCGGATATTGAATTAGCCGGGACCTTCCTGAGTGGTGGTGAAGGGATGAATCCCTTCTCAGAAAAGAACCGCGCGAAACTGAAAGAAGCGCTCACCAAGCGCAACGAGATTGTTCGGCAGGCGAACCAGAATTACGCAGATCTATGGAATATGCCTCTATTGGCAGACGCCTTAGAGAAGCGATTTGAGGCAATTCGTCAGGGTGCTGGCGGTGACGATCATGGGCAAGCCGCACCGCGCAAGCGTCTGAACTACAACACAGCTGACGGCGCGAATTCGAGCAATGCCTTATCCGTGATGGAGAATCAGGTCCGGGCTTTGGATCGATCCGTAGGTGAAGAAAGTTCACTCTTGCGAGATCGTCAGCGCATCATCGACACCTATCAGAGTTCAGGTTTAATTAGCACCGAAGAAGCAGCCGCAGCGCGCGCTGCTTCCGAAGAAGCCTATTTGACCAAGATACGATCGATCTACGATCAGGAAGAAGCGTTGGTCAAAAGGAGTCTGCAGACCAATGCAAAGTCCACTCAAGATAAATTAAAGCTGCAGGAGAAGCTGTCTGAAATCGCGTCCAAGCGCTCAAACCTGGAGCGTGAAGCATCGCAGTCGAATCTGGAGAGCTTTTTCAAGCTATCGTCGATCAATGCCAGTCAGTCGATGGCCGGGATTGATAACGAGGTCAAAGAGCTTCAGCGCTTGGTTGATGAAGAATCCGGAATCCTGAAAGATCGCCAGCGATTGATCGACTTGTATGAAAACGCAGGCTACATCAGTTTTAAAGAAGCCAGTCAGGCACGTGTCGCTGCACAAGAAGATTTCGTCCATAAAATCGGCGCGCTTTATGCTGAGCAGGAACTGCTACTTGAAGTTGCTCTGCGCAAAGATGCCAAGACGGTTCAAGACAAGCTGAAGTATGAAGACAAATTGTCCGAGATCGCCAAGAAGCGGGCAACGTTGGAGCGCGATGCGCAACAATCCAATACCGAGCGTTTGATTCGTCAGCCAGCAGAGACCTTAAAAGATCTGCAAGAGCAGGCGCAGCGTGGCCAGATGGAATTGGCTTCAATTGAAGAGCAGATCAAGACGCAGCGCGAATCCCGCACGATCTCTGAAGTCGCCTCCTTAACCTTGCTCTCGCAAGCCCGGCAGAGAAGCGCCGAGGAGTTGGCCAAGCTGGCTGCTCAGGCTGAAGCCATTGCCTCGGCTTCGCCGGGTAACGAAAAATTCGCGGACACCTTCAAAAGCATTGCTGAAGCCGCTCAGCGAGCAGCGACCGCATCTGAACAGTTAGCTCAGCGGGCAAGAGAACTCTCTGATCCGTCAGCAGGTATCAGTAAAGCTTTGAAAGACGTCTCAGAAGAAGCGTCGCAGGTTGGTCGGCAGATGGAAAACGCTACCCGCAGTGCTTTTACCGGCATGACCGATGCACTAACGCAGTTTGTTTTGACGGGCAAGCTGAGCTTCAGGAGCCTTGCGCAATCCATCATTACAGACCTGATCCGCATACAGATACAAAGCGCCATTACCGGGCCACTGGCCAAGGCAATCGGCTCGATGTTCCCCTTTGCCGATGGCGGCATCATGAGCAGTAGCGGTCCTGTCTCGCTTCGCGCCTATGCCTCGGGGGGCGTGGCAACCTCTCCCCAATTAGCGCTCTTTGGCGAAGGCTCCCGGCCTGAAGCTTATGTACCGCTACCCGACGGTCGAACGATCCCGGTGTCCTTGCAAGGAAACGGAACGGGTGTTGCCGGTGGCGACGTTTTCAACATCTCTGTGAACGTGACCGAGGCCGGTACGGCCACTCGGGGTGATGAAATGGGTGGGCGTGATTTGGGACGGGCCATTGCCAGCGCCGTTCGGCAAGAGCTGCTTGCGCAAAAGCGCGCAGGTGGCTTACTGGATTCGCGGCGAGCTCTGTAAATGGCGACCTTCACCTGGATTGCCTCCACGGGAGCCAGCCTCACGATTCGCCCCACCGTTCGCCGGGTCGCCTTTGGTGATGGCTATGAGCAGCGACTGGCCTTTGGGATCAACACGCAGCCTGAAGTGTGGTCAATGGAGTTTCGAGGCAAAACAACGACCGAGGCTGCTGCGATTGACGCCTTTTTGCGCGCGCGTGGCGCGGTTGAATCGTTTACATGGACCACGCCTGCTGGCGTGTTGGGCAAATTCATCTGCGAAGAATGGGGTCGGTCTGTGGATGAGCCCAACATCGAGACCGTACGTGCCACGTTTAAGCAGGTATTTGATTTATGACGTCTGCCGCAATCCACGCTGAAATACAAAAGCTCGCCCCAAGTGCTGTTATTGAGCTTTTCAAGTTGGATCTATCGCTCTTTGGTCAGGGCATGATCTATTTTCACGCCGGCACCAATGCATTGCAGCAGCGCGTAGTCTGGCAAAGCAAAGCCTATGATGCTTTTCCGATTCAGGTCGAAGGGTTTGAATTCAATGGCAACGGGCAGATCCCCAGACCTAAACTGAAGGTTGCCAACGTCACTGGTGCGATCACAGCCTTGGTACTCACTTACCAGGATCTGGTCGGTGCAAAGATTACGCGCAAGCGCACACTGGCCAAATACCTAGATGCGGTGAATTTTCCGGGAAGCGTCAATCCCACAGCAGACCCGTCTGCTGAATTTGCCGACGATATTTATTACATCGATCGCAAGTCACGCGAGACACGCGATGTGATCGAGTTCGAGCTGGCTGCTTCCTTCGACTTGGAGGGGGTGAATCTGCCACGCCGGCAGATTGTGCAGAACGTCTGTCCGTGGCGCTATCGCAGCAGTGAATGTGGCTATACCGGCACCAGTTACTTTGATGCGAACGACCAAAGAGTCACTGCCAGCTCTCAAGATATCTGCGGCAAGCGTCTCTCATCTTGTCAGGCGCGCTTTGGCCAGACGTCTGAGCTGCCATTCGGTGGATTTCCCGCAGCAGGACTGTTTCGCTGATGCTGGCTTCGAACCAAACGCTGGCGTTCGAACACGCCCGCGAGGCCTTCCCACGCGAAGCTTGTGGGCTCTTGCTTATCCGTAAAGGTAGAGAGACCTATATCCGCTGTCGCAATATCGGCGTAGGGTCCGACCAGTTCGTGATCCATCCCGAGGACTATGCGGCGGCGGACGCCGAAGGTGAAATCGTTGGCGTCGTACATAGCCACCCGGGGCTACCGCCTGAACCGAGTCAGGCTGATCGCGTTGCCTGCGAGGCCAGCGGTCTCATCTGGCACATCGTCAGTTTTCCATCCGGGGAGTGGTCAGAACTCATCCCCTCTGGCTACATCGCCCCTTTGGTCGGGCGTCAGTGGTCGCATGGGGTTCTCGATTGCTACGCGCTGGTGCGCGACTGGTTTATCAAAGAGCGCCAGATCATGCTGCCGGATTTCGTTCGGTTTGATGAATGGTGGAAGCGTGGCGAGAACCTGTATCTGGATAACTTCGCGGCCGCTGGGTTTTCAGTCATTGATCCCGTTGATCTTCAGGTCGCGGACTGCTTCTTGATGCAAGTGGCTTCCCCGGTGCCCAACCATGCTGCGGTGTATCTGGGCGAAGGCTTGATCCTGCATCACTTGCAGGGGAGACTCTCCAGCCGTGATGTTTACGGCGGCTACTGGCAAAAAATAACGACGCACGTACTTCGCTATGGTCACAGTCATTCTTCTTGGTGAGCTCGGTAAAACTTATGGCAGAAGACACCGTCTGGCAATTACCTCAGCAGCTGAGGCCATTCGTGCACTGGTGGCCAATTTTCCATCCCTTGAGCGCGAACTGGTGGCCTCTGGCGAGCGCGGCGTGGGATACCGCGTTTTGGCGGGTCGCGATGCCTTGACCATCGATCGTCTGCATGATCCTCTGGGTATGCAAAACGTCACCATCGCCCCGGTGATCTCGGGTGCCGGCGGGGACGGGCTTGGTCAAATTCTCTTGGGTGTTGCACTGCTGGCGGTCGCCTGGTGGAACCCAATGGGGTGGGCGGCGTCCGGGGCCTTCCTGTCTCAATCAACGCTGTATTCAGTGGGCACAGCCATGATTCTGGGCGGTGTGTCGCAAATGATCGCACCCACGCCTAAAGCGGCTGAGCCCTTTGAGCAACCGGAGAACAAGCCGAGTTATAGCTTTAATGGGGCGGTCAACACGACCGCGCAAGGTCATCCGGTACCCGTCGGCTATGGCCGACTGATCGTAGGCTCTGCTGTGATCAGTGCCGGTATCGATGTTGATGAGGTGGCCGCATGACGTCGCTCATCATTGGCGCAGGCGGCGGTGGCAAGAGCGGTGGCGGTGCTGCTCGAGTCGCACAAGAAGCACCCGACAGCCTGCGCTCCAAAGCCTATGCACGTGTCGTTGATTTGATCTCCGAAGGCGAGATTGAGGGCTTGGTCGCTGGTTTGCAGTCAGTGTATCTGGATGACACGCCGATACAAAACGCTGATGGCACGAATAATTTCACCGGCATCACACTGGAGTCTCGCAACGGCACCCAGCAGCAAAGCTATGTGCCAGGTTTCTCCTCTGTTGAAAACGAGATCTCGGTCGGTGTAGAGGTCAAGGCCACTCAATCAGTCGTTAGATCGATCACGGACGCTGATGTGGATGCGGTGCGGGTGAAGGTGAGCGTGCCTCAATTGACCAATCAAAACACAACGAACGGAGACTTGAATGGCAGTGAGGTCAGCTTTGCCATCGATCGCCAAACTAATGGTGGCGGATTTGTTGAAGTCATCAAAGACACGATTTCAGGCAAAACCACCACCAAGTACCAGCGCAGCTACTACGTGCCACTAACGGGAAGTGCGCCGTGGGAGATCCGGGTGCGGCGAATTACCGCTGACTCAACATCAACGGCGATCCAGAATAAGACGTTCTTGGAGTCGTACACCGAGGTTATCGAAAGCAAGCTCCGCTACCCCAACAGTGCGTTAGTCGCATTGCGTGTCGATGCGGCACAGTTTTCAACGATTCCACGCAGAAGCTATGACATGAAGCTTTTGCGGGTACGTATTCCCGTCAACTACGACCCGATCACGCGCGCCTATAGTGGGGTGTGGAACGGCAATTTTAAGATCGCTTGGACGGATAACCCGGCCTGGTGTTTTTATGATCTTCTGACCAGCGCGCGGTATGGCTTGGGCAGCTACATCCCTGAAGCGCAGATTGATAAGTGGGCGCTGTATCGCGTTGCGAAATACTGCGATGAACAGGTGCCGAATGGGCTGGGTGGCTTTGAGCCGCGTTTTACCTGCAATCTGTATCTACAGACCCGTGAGCAGGCGTACAAGGTTGTGCAGGACATGGCCTCGATATTTCGGGGGATGGTCTACTGGTCGGGTGGTGCGATTACCGTCACCCAAGACGCACCGACCGACGCGGTCTATCAATTCACCCCAAGTAATGTCATTGATGGGGAGTTTGCGTATCAGGGGTCGTCTGCCAAAGCGCGCCACACGGTCGTTTTGGTCAGTTGGAATGACCCCGAGGATTTTTATCGCCAGAAGGTCGAATACGTCGAAGATGCCACAGGGATCGCTCGCTATGGGTTAGTGCAAAGCGAGATCGCAGCCCTAGGTTGCACCTCGCGGGGGCAGGCCCATCGCGTGGGTAAATGGCTCTTGTACTCCGAGCAGTCCGAGTCCGAAATCATCACCTTTCGCACCGGGCTAGAAGGCGCGGTGGTCCGGCCAGGCGATGTGATCAAAGTCGCTGATCCAGTCCGGGGTGGGCTGCGGCTAGGTGGACGGATTGTCTCTGCAACGACCTTGACGATCGTTTTGGATCAGGATGTACCAGCGCCGCGTGCCTGGCGGCTCTCTGTCGTGTTGCCCAACGGCGCTGTTGAGGAAAAGCGCGTGGGCCCATCCTCTGGTCGGACCGTGACAGTGACGAGCCCCTTTTCGATAGCGCCACAAACGGGGGCCATTTGGGTGCTGGCCTCCACCGAAGTTGAGCCACAACTCTTTCGGGTTGTGGCGGTGGCCGAGCAAGACCCGGGAATTCATGAAGTCACGGCGCTGGCACACAACCCCGGCAAGTACGCCGCCATCGAGCAAGGCTTGGCCCTCCAGCCCCGATCGATTACGGTCCTTTCAGACCAACCCGCAGCACCCACCGGCTTGTCAGTTAAAGAGAGCCTGTACCGGGTCAAGGATCAAGCCAAGGTCCTGGTGCAAATCTCCTGGCAAGAGGTGCCAGCAGTCACCGCGTATCGATTGTCTTACCGGGCCAATGGCGGGAATTTTGTGAGCTTGCCACTGACTTCGGCCAACTACGCCGAGATCCGGGACGCGGTCGAAGGACCGTATGAGTTTAGCCTCAGGGCCATTGGTGTGACCCGTAAGGAGAGCCCGGCAGCCACGTTCGCTGCCACGGTGCTAGGCAAGACGCTGCCACCCTCGGATGTCACGGGCTTCACCGTTCAGCGTCGGGTCACCGATCTATTACTGAGCTGGGAGGACCTCACCGACGCAGACTTGGCAGGTTATGAAGTACGCGTTGGCTCGAACTGGGATCAGGGTCAATTGGTCGCCAAAACCGCAGCGACCCAAATGGTGCATGACCAGTCAACTGCAGGACACTATGCGTATCACATTCGGGCCTTTGATACGTCGGGCAATTTCAGCACGAATGTCACGACCTATCTGTTGGATCTGCAAGCACCCACGACGGTGAAGCAATTCGATGTGGTGCAGTCGGCCAATCGGCTGGAGTTTCGCTGGCAACCCAATCCCGAGCCAGAAGTGGTGGGGTATGAACTTCGAGAAGGCTCAGCATGGGATGCTTCGCTCTTTGTGGCTGAGATCAAATCCACCAGCTACACCTTGCCCTCGGGCTTTGATGGTGAGCGCAAATTCTGGATTAAAGCGATTGCGTCACCGGGGATTTACAGCCATACCCCGACCTTTGTTTCAACTGTTGTCGCGCAACCGCAAAACGCCAATTTGATTTTAGAGCGCGACGAGCAAGCGACAGGTTTTCCGGGGATTCGTCATTTCGCAAACGTTGTGTCGGTTAACGGACGAGAAGCCCTGCGCATGGAAAGTGGCGCGGCAAGTAGCGAATACCTGTTCGAAGTCGATCTGATCTTGCCCACCCGGGCGCAAAACACCTTACAGAACAACCTGGGCGCCTCGGTCGATGACCGCACGACCTGGTTAGAGGTGAACTACCCGTGGAGGAGTGACGCGGCCAAGCGGCAGTGGAGTTACGACGGATCTCTGGCTAATGTGGATGCACGGTTTCAGATTTCGCGGGAAGAAGGACTGCAAGAAAACGAGATTTACGGCTGGCGCTTAAATGGCGCGCTCGCTGGCTTTGGCGGGCCAGTGACGAGTCTGTCTTCCGGAGTGTCCTACGATGCAGGCCGCTATGGTGATGGTCTGATGGTCAAAGATACGACCAAGGCGGCATGGACCGTCAATATTCCGGCGATATTTCATACGACCTTCTGGTTTATCCCATCGGAAGTGACTACCTGCGTCATCTGGTATGCCAGCGAATTATTCGGCTCGCTGTTAGTTGGCTATGACGCTGCAATTGGCGCCTTCTTTCTTGAAGACCATCTCTCCCAACGCATCAACGTGGCATTGGCTATTCAACCGAGCGACAGACTATGTTTGGGCGTCTGCCAGACCTCGACTGAACGAAGGCTGTTCGTGGGTCGCATGGGCGGTGAAGTCGAATCGGCGACACAAGCTTTGGCACCTGTCGGTGTATTGACCACGGTTCGTCTGTACTAAACACTTCTTTCTCAACAATGGCGCGGCACTTCAAAGTGCTGCGCCATTTTTTTACCAAGGACTTTTATGATCGACGAATCCATGCAGCTTCATGGTGCGATGACGTTAATCGTCTCTCGCGTGAATGGCGACACTGAAACCATCTACCGGGACAATTTGATTGTCAACGTGGGCTTTGATTTCATTGCCGACGCCATTGGTAAGGCAGCGAGCCGGCCTGCTGTGATGGGCTATATCGCCTTGGGGACCGGGACGACAGCAGCTGCCTCGACCCAATCGGCATTGGTCACTGAACTGGATCGTAATGCTGCGACCTATGCACACACGGCAGGGACCAAGACCTTCACCTTCACCGCAGACTTCCCGGCAGGTGATGGCACAGGCGCCATTACTGAGGCAGGTGTGTTTAACGCAGCCACTGCCGGCATCATGCTCGACCGGGTGGTTTTCCCGGTGGTCAATAAAGGCGTGGACGACAGTCTGACGGCTGTCTTTACCTTCACGATGAGCTAACGGTCATGCCGGATGTGGTGACAGTGGCCGAAACCCAAGGACAACGCTACACCTGGGGAACCGGCGGCTTTACGTGGATCAGCGCCAGTGCTGGCAAAAATTGGGATACAGCTTACCCGGCGGTTTATGCCTTCGCGGTTGCGATCAGCCTCTCCATCGTGGAGAGTAGTAACCGCCAAATGATCAAACCATCGAGTGAAGGAGTTGGCTTCACTGAAACCGACCGCAGGTGGATGGCTTTGGCAAAGGCCGACACGATCGGGTTTACCGAAACCTATTCCGATCTGATTGCGTACGTTCTGCGCTGGGTCGAATCGCTCGGTTTCGCCGAAAATCTGTCGAAATCTCACCAAAAGGCCATCGCTGAAACCATTTCAGCAGCAGACTACCTGACGCGGTCCCTGACTAAAGCATCTAGCACAGCGGTTTCATGGGCTGAGCGTCTTGGTCGTCAGAGCACCGTATGTCCATCCGAAATGCTGCCAGTTTCGGGCTTGCACTACCGGCAGCCGACAAAAGCCCTTACCGAGGCCTTCGGTTCTACAGAGGCGCTGGCCCGACAACTTTCCAAGTCAGTGACGGAAGCCATTAGCTTCGCTGAGACCTACGCGGACCTGATCGCTTACATCATCAGAATCAGCGAGAACATCGGCCTTGCAGATAGTCCAGCGAAGCAAATCTCTAAGCCTCTAACCGAGGCTTTCACAGCAAGCGACCTCTCAGCAGCGAAAGTCGTCAAACGTGTTGCCGAAGCAGTAGCCATGGCTGACGCATTTGGCAGAACGGTGGCTTACCGAAAAGCCTTGTCTGAAGGGTTAGCAGTCAATGACGCTATAAAGCGTTCCTTGCGGCTCTCGACCCATGAAGCACTCCAGCTTGCTGAGCAATACCGGCGACATGCCAATGGCGTGATCAGCGACATGATCATCTCAAGCAGCGAGATCACGGAAGAAGATTTTCTGAACATCGTCGACAACGGCCACCCACCGGGATACACCAATTTCCGGGATTTCATTCAAGGCGACTACACCTATCAGCGAGCGCTATTTCGAGCGATCTTAAAGTCCAGTAACGCAGATCGCGGCTATATCGATGCACTGCGCTTAACCGTCGATGTGCCGGACATCTTCGACCGGGGTGTCGCCGAGGTCACGAATGCTGCGGCCGGCGTCTCAGTGCAGTTTTCACGAACATTCCGATTCACCCCCCAAGTGACAATAACCCACAAAGGGGGCACCACAACAGCCATCCCACGATTACTCGGCACACCTTCCACTACAGGCTTCACGGCCGTTTTGGAGGATAAGACCGGCACGCGTGTGACAGGCTCATTTTCCTGGTTGGCTCAAGGGTGCTAGATGCAAAATTTCACGACCATACCGTCCTCTGAGACGCTGACCAATTCGCTCTCGCCCTTATTGAATAACGATAAAACGGCGCTCTCCAACTCCAGTGGCACGGTATTTCCCACGACCGAGCTGCAAGTGGGGATGAAGTGTTGGCGGTCCGACCAGCAAAAGCTGTATGTATTGACGAGTGCATCTCCTGCTACATGGGTATTGCTCGCGGATCTCAGTAGTGGCAGCACTACGGTGGCGGCCGCCATTGCAGCGACAAGTGCCAATGACTCGGCAACCTTGGCAGGTCAACTCCCGAGCTATTACACCGATATTCCCTCGCGCTTGGGATACACCCCGGTAAATAAAGCCGGTGATACCGCTACTGGATTGCAGTACCAAGTACGAGCAACCGGCGCCTTCAATTACTGGGGGCTTACGGCCGCCAACTATCTATCAGTCGGCCAAAGCTCGACGGGAGATGCGTACGTCAAGAACGCCTACCCTGGTAAGAGCTTGATCCTAGGGGCGGCTAACACCGACCACATCGTTATCAATTCAACAGGTGCTGTGGGTGCCGGCGGCGCCAACTTCGGCACAGCTGGGCAGGTACTGACTTCTGCCGGTAGTACAGCGCCACCAGTCTGGCAGGCGCCGCCTCAGGAATTTGCCAGTGGCACGAGGCTGCTATTTCAACAGACTGCTGCCCCCACTGGGTGGACTAAAGACTCAACGCATAACGATAAGGCACTCCGGGTCATCAATGGCACGGTGACTTCAGGAGGATCGGTTGCCTTCACGACTGCCTTTGCCCAACAAGCAGTTAGCGGCACCGTCGGCGCCACCACGCTGACCGAAGCCCAGATTCCCAGCCACACCCATAGCTATAGCTGGTACCAATCAGTATCCAAAGGAAGTACTGGGTCGCGTCCGGTTGGTGGAGCCAGCGGAACATCAACGGCAACTGTAGCCCTTAATCAGGTGGATTCCGCAACCGGCGGTGGCGGGTCGCACAACCACACCTTTACTGGTACGGCCATCAATCTGGCCGTTCAGTACGTCGACGTCATCATCGCTACCAAGAACTGATCATGGAAATAAAGCCTGGAAATTACTGTCCTCTTTTGAAAAAAGATTGCATCGGACTCCAGTGCGCTTGGTTTACGCAGGTACGCGGTCACAACCCCAACACCGGAAAAGAAGTCGATGAATGGTCGTGCGCCATAGCCTGGCTTCCAGTTCTACTCATCGAAAATAGCCAGCAGCAGCGATCAACCGGCGCAGCAGTGGAAAGTTTTAGAAATGAGATGGTCAAGGCCAACGAGTGTTCGCAGCAGGTCTTGCTGGCCATGATTGCCAAACCACCCGTTATGGAGATCACTGAGTGACTACACCAATCCGACTAACGATTATTCCGGACGATTGCTACTGCGCAGTGGACGGCATTGGGTATTCAGGGATCGATATGACCAGTCTAGCCGCTGAAATTCACGCCCTGCAGTGGTATGGCGAGCGCGGAGAAGTAGAGATCAAAGACTTGTCTACCGGCGGGATTGTGAATAACAAAGAGATCACCAGTTTGAACAACTATCAATCCGTGCTGGATTCGTACTGGTCCATTCGACATGCCGCAGAAACCATGGTTGTTGAACAGCAGCTAGCTGACGAAATACTGGAGGTCTGATGGTGAAATATGAACAGAAGCCTGTCCGAGCATTCGGCACGATTGCTTTACTGCTCGATATACCGGCAGAAACCATATTGGACGACGAGGATGTGCGCAAAGGCTGCTTCTTAGTGCAGCCGGATGGGACATACAACGAGACCCGAGACAAGTTCGTATGGATGGTCTTTAGTGGCCACATGCGCCATACCCATTTGGATACTGGGGACGTGACAGAACGCCTTGCGGGCTACTGCTCGCTGGGTATTTATGACAAGCCGGGAGTCACTCGCGTCGACGTGATCGAAAACACCAAGATGATGTGCATCCCGCCTCAGTTAAGGAATGGCGTTTCTTTAAATGACATCGCTCCTTGGCAGCTTTCAGCAGGGGAATCAGCCGCGCTGCCCAAAGGCACAAAATTATTTCTGGCAAGCGGCACTGCACAGATCGGCAATGTTCAGATCACCGGCCCACGACAAGTTAGCGTCACAAGCGGGGACAAAAATATCGCGGCGGTAAGCGCCGTTTACGGGCTGACGTTTGCTTAATGAATCCGTACTTTACCAAACTGGACATCCCGTTGGATGTCGAGGGTGTATTCACTGATCCAACGGCATTGCTTTGTAACGGCGAATACTTAAAGCAGCAGAAATACGGGCTCGCTTTACTTAGGAAGAAGGCTTTCACGTCCGTACCCAACAGATCATATGTGGCGGGGTATGAAGATACTCAACGAATTATTTCGCAGCTACCAACCCGCCTGCTGGACATAGAAATACCGAAACTCTGGGTGCTGGACATGCATGCTCCGGCAGATGAAAAGGAAGTGATGCTCGCGCCCCATGTGGATGGCGTTCGAGTGACCGCGATCAACATCTACCGCAATACCCACGGTGAGCGAACGTGTTTCTACCGATACGCTGCGGGCGGAGAGATCGAAGAAGTCGACAGTTTTGTGGCTAAGGATGGCGACGTATGGCTGATGGATGTATCCAAACCGCATGCCGTTGAACTGAAACCAGAAAAAAATCGTCGGGTTTTAACCATCTCGTTCATCTCGACACCCTACGAGGTGGTTCGGGACACCCTGACATGAAACCCTTCCTGAAGCTTGATTGGAAGGCGCCCTTCGGCGCAGAAATAGTTCGATGGGCAACGCTCCATCATCGGTTCGGCAAGAAGCAAAAATATAACAAGCACCTGACGGATGAGTACACGTCAGTGCCAACCGAATCGTTGTCACTGCCAGAGGCCTTTGCCAGTCAAACAATCGCTATTGCCCCGACCTCGATAAGAATCTTGGAAATTCCGCAGGCCTTTCTCATCCGAATGGCGGCTACAGATGCGTTAAAGCCTGTTCTGCCTGCGCATGTTGATTACAACCGAACCTGCAGCATCAATTTTTACCTGGAAGCCGGCGGAGAAACCACGCACTACTACGACTGGAATCAGACTTCCCGCACTTTGCAGGAGACGGCTTCATTTCAGGCGTCCCAAGGGGACTGCTGGCTAATCGACACCGCTGTACCGCACTCGGTCTCGCTAAAGCCAAACCATCAGCGACTGATATTGACCCTGTCGTTTACGAAAGCCTCCTTCGCACAAGTGTCAGCGTGTCTTAGGGAGGCTGGCTATGTCTGAGTTTTCAAAGCTCCGACTGCTCATCCTTCTGGTGCATGTGGCTGGGATAGCGGGGGTGATCGCCTACTGGGACCCGGTCTGGCTTCTGTTGACCTTGATTTCGGTAGTGCTATTCACGTGGCTTGGCCAGGAAGCTTACTGCCACCGATACCTCGCTCATCGCTCCTTTGAGCTGGATCGCGTTTGGCAGAAAACGTTTGCCTTTCTGTCCATCTTCAATTTGTTTGGCACCCCGATTGGCATTGCCTCCACCCATGTGAACCATCATAGATATTCGGACAGCCCTTTGGATCCGCACCCGGCTAATGCCGGGTGGCGGACTTGGCTTTGGCTCAACCCCGGCTTTGAGCAGTCCCGTAGCGTCGGAATGGTCAAGCGGTTAATGCAGGATGAATGGCTGATCTTCATTCAGCGTCATTACTTCCGGGTCTATTTTTCTGTGGTGGGGGCTGCATCGCTCA